TCCTGGGGGTGGCCCCGGCGGTGGTTGATTACATAGTCAGGTTAATTAAACTATAACGGTCTTCCGAAAGTTTTTTCATATCAGGCATCTGGTTCATGAACACGACCACATGCATTGGCGGATACCGCTTGACGCGGCATTCGTATTTAGAAGACACAACATAACCGTTTTTACAAGACTCAATAAAAGAATAGTTAATATACTCGTTCTGTTCACGAGTACAATCCATAAATAAAACACGACATATATCTGGCAATAAATAAGCCATATCTGTTTTTTTTGCAGGTTCCATAACAAAAGCATTGTCATGAAGTTCGCAAAAATATTGCGCGAACCATGTTTTTCCGTTATTTCCCTTTTCATCAATAACAAAAATAACCGTCCTCCGATTAGCGGGAAGGAGAAGATGATGATTTAAGTCTTGTTGCCACTCACGTAACGGATGCGGTTGAACTGAAGGGGTGGGGATGTTGTCTTGAATGTAAGAATCAAAAAAACGAGGGAACTTTGCGGAGACATCAGAGAACTCTTCACGTAGGTTCTTTTTGTTGAAATTACCTCCTTTAACAGCGTCCTTGAAAGGTTCAAGGTCACTACGTTTGCCACTATCACGGCGACGAGAGCCGAACTCAGTTATATTGGCATTAAGACCATAAGAGGGTCCGTCAACACCTAATGACGACCACTCATCAGAAGGCTGATCGCCTTTAGAACAATATTCGACATTGTGATCCTCAGTACCCTTGGATATTTCGACATGTGCTTTATCATTGAATACCTTACGGCATTGCGCAAGCGTAGTTTGCTTCTTGAAAGCAATGTAACCTTGTAAATGCGGAGTGCCACTGGCACTAACCTCTTTACCATAGATGCAATAACGAACTGCATCGGAAGAACAAGAGACACCCATATGAGCAATTACGTCGTCGTCATAATTGTTGAGAGTAAAAGACCAGAAACGAGCTTTAAGAGCTGGCATGATGAATTTATGAGAGGGTATCGACCAGAGGTCTCAGTATCAGAGGTGGGGGTAATACTATACCCCACCTTTTTCGACCCGCGAGAACTTCATGCCGACAGGACAGAGAACAGACCACAGGCGTAATGCGCTGTGAGTTCATTTGCGCGCATAAAAAAATGTCACAGTTGACTATCGTCACTTATTTAATAATGGTTGATTGGCAACAGTACTTTAAATACTGGTATCCATTACCGGATATCCTTCCAGAAGAAGTGAAAGCATACATACTGGAATATGTTTTCGATCCATTAAGAGATCCATGGTAGTCATAAAATAGAAATGATCTTGTATAAACGTAAAGCGTACGTGTCCGGCGGTGGCGGGAAACGCCGAAGAGTCGTACGTAGGACCATGCCACGTCGACGACGAGTGGTGACGCGACGACGAAGAGCGAAGTCAACAAGGATGACCCGAATCAAGGCCGCGGGTATGAAACCGGATCGGAGTATACCACTTAAGAGATACGAGATTGACTCCGATAACAATATGCAATTAAAAGCAACAAGAGAGCTGTATCAGGGGAATTTGGTTTTTATTCCACTACAGTCATCATCAGATGAAGTGAATATGCGTGACACGAGTCGCGTAACGGTAGCAGGTGTACGCCTTAACTGGTTCTGGCGTATGCCTTTACTACAAAGCGTTCCAGTATGGGTGAACATAGCAATAATTGTACCGAGAAACGCATTGGTGGCAGAGAAACCCGGGTTCTTTCGATCGTACGACGAAGCAAGAGAACAGGACTTCGACACTTTGTTAAGTTGGTGGAGATTCAACTTTCCACTAAACAAAGACAAGATGGAAGTGATCATGCACAAAAGATTCCTATTGGCTCCAAACAGCCACTTAAACGGCAATGTATCGGACGTTGTCCCAAATGCGAAGAGTATCCATCAAATGAACATATACCAGAAAATAAACAGACAGTTCACGTATGATGACAGTGTAGGAGGCGAACCACGACAGGCAGCACCAATAGTAGTCCATTGGTATGACCAACTAGGGGCAGTATCATTAGCAGCATCATATGTAAATGCAGTTCAACTTACAAGAAGTACAGTTGTTTATTACAAAGAAGATTAAGAGACACGCGGCGCAGGAGCGCCAAACAGAGCAGCTATCGCCGACTTAAAGACAAAATTCATTGATAACTCCTGGGGGTGGCCCCGGCGGTGGTTGATTACATAGTCAGGTTAATTAAACTATAACGGTCTTCCGAAAGTTTTTTCATATCAGGCATCTGGTTCATGAACACGACCACATGCATTGGCGG